ATGTGGTTCCTGCCTGCCAATCCTGCAACTCCAAGAAACATGCGAAGGCGCCTCTCATTCCTGTCCAACCCTTACTGCTGACACTCGCTCCAGCCAAACCCTACAACAAGAGGGCCTAGGCTAAGATAGGCGCTCCATCAAATTCAAACGTGACTTGCCCCGTCAGTGCCCCTGCGACCGGCGCCTGATCGCGCCAACCCGTGACCCAACCAGACATCCACCATGTAGTCTTCGTCGCATTAGGCAGTACGAGGAGGTACGGACGACGAATGCGATTTTCCATGAGATAGAGGAGGCCGGTGACTTCATTGTGCGTGCCATGTTCAGGGACGTGGTTGAGGACTAACCGCATGCTGTTATTGGAAAGCATCGTCGGGATTTGCGAGCCCCATCCACCGATCCCGTCGTGAGCACTTACGTTAATCACCGACGCCATGATGCCCGCGTCCTGGATGTCCGTCACTTCCGCAATCGTGGCATACGTACTATCGAGGGTGAATACCCCACCCGACGTGTAGGCCCCGGTCCCCACTGAGCCCCGGAGCCGGGCGGTCGTGGGCGTCACGGCCTCAGCAATCCAGGTTCCATTCGCCCCGGTATTCCCGGCAACGCTGGTGACGGTCACCTTGGAGACATCGACAATCCCATGGACGGCTGCGGTGGTCACGACAATCGGCGTGGCGTTGGTGGCAGCGGTAATGTTCAAAACAGCTGGAATACCGTCCCCGAGGCGCAGGGCTATTCCAAATGCGCTTATGGCAAGGGTTGGCATGTGCTAGGCCCCCGCAGGCGTCGGCTGGGCCGGTTCGGGCTCGTCATCGGGGGCGGGTTCGTCGTCCGGAGCGGGCTCAGGAGGCGGAAACGGCGATGGGGGTTCTCCCGCCGCGATGGCTGCCTGCAAGCGGACACAGTGCGCAATGTGGGCATCCATCCGCGCTTGTAGCAGCGTATCGTAGCCACAGGCGGGACAGCGGAATTGGATGAGACCGGACCAGGATTCGGAGCGGTAGGGGGCATCGTCCATGACGTGACCTCCAGCAACGACAAAACCGCCGACAGCGACGAAGCAAACCGGTTGCTTCGAAACTCTGCGGCGGTATGTGTTACCTGGAGGATGCCAGGCGACCAGTGACTACCGTAGGATTCACTCCCCCCACCATCGTGGGGAACAGCACACGTACAGACACAGCGTCAAGCCATGTATCGGGTCATCCCCACACACGTGGGGAAGGCCACCCTCTCAGCACTGCCTCTCAAAAGATATCGTGAGCCTAGCATACCCCCATACAAATCACACGACTTTTTTAGTAGTGCTCATCTCAGACAACAAAGGCCATATTTTCCACCGCAAACTGGACCTGAAAGGCGTCATGGCGCGTCCCGCTATCCCAGGTCCAGCGAAATTGCGCGACGCGGTACTCCAGCGCCAACTCGGGATCCACCATCGCCGTATCAGCAGGTTGAATCTGCCATTCGATGGTCGTGACGGCAGGAGAGCCAGCCGTCGTCACACTCACATCATTGGCATTCAGGACATTCTGGGCATTACGGCTATTGACGATCGTGCCGCTAATCACATCATAGTACGTGAGCGTCAGGGTCGTGAGCATGGACACCGGCACGCCTTCGCCCACACTATCGACGAGCAGAAACGTAAGGAGGCCAGTCGTCGCTTCGAGCAAGGTCGTGGACAACAAGGGAATCGTCGGCATAGATCACCTCAAATCAGGATCGCGCGGGGACGCGGTACGCCGGAGAGTGCCGGCCTGCCCGTCCCCGCGCCGCAATGTTGGGCTGGTACCGGGGCTGGTACGCATGAGCGTGCCTGCCGTCTGGCTGCGCGTCAACGTGGCGGTCGTCGCTTGCCCCGTCCGTTGCAGCAGGGCGCCTGTGCCCATGAGGAGCAGGGGCATGTCGAGCATCGTGGCCCGCGCATTCGGCGTCGCACTACTCCCGCTGAGCGCACTGAGGAGCGCCCGCAGGCTCGTCTGAGTACTCAGCGGCGTGAGACTCACGGCGAGGAAAGCTGCGGCCAGATCGCGTAGTAGAGAGGCGGACGCGAGCGGCGTCTGACTGGCGAGGGCGAGCGTTGCCTGGAGGAAGCGGACGTAGGCCGCACTCGTCGGCGGCGTGAGACTCGCCGCGGCGAGGAAGGCCGTCAAACGCCGGAGGCTCACGGCCTGGGCAAGGGGCGTCTGGCTCGGGCCACTGAGGAACGCCTGGAGCCGTCGCACCAGTTGCCGGGCACTCACCGGCGTCGTACTGGTCCCGAGGAGACCCGCCTGGAAGGTCACACGCTTGGCCAGGATCGCGGCCGGGGTGGTACTGGTCCCCACGGCGATCACCCGCAACGCCCGGATCTGCCGGAGCACCGTGGCAGGCGTGGCACTACTCGGGGCAACTTGTGCCGTGAGGCGACGCCCCATCTGCCGCGCACTGGCGGGCGTCGTACTCGCCCCAAGGAGACTCGCCGTGAGGGAACGCACCCCGGCCTGTGCCGCCGTGGCGGGGGGCGTGACGCTCGCGGCAATGAGCACTGTACTGAGGCGTCTGGTCAGCGTGCGCGCAACCGCAGGCGTCGTACTGGCGAGAGCGAGGTTCGTACTCAGGCGCCGTGCCAGGGAGCGGGCACTGGCCGGGGTCGTACTCGTTGCCGCCAGCGTCGCCGTGAGGGAGCGCACGGCACCCATGCTGGCGGTGGCCGTGGGCGTCTGGCTCGCCCCCAGGACCGCTGCCGTCAGCCGTCGCGCGAGTGTCCGGGCGCTGGCTAGCGTGAGACTGCTGGGCGCGAGCTGTGCCACGAGATGCCGGAGCGTGCCCATGGTCGCGGTCGCGGCGGGAGTCGTACTGGCCCCGCTGAGCGTTGCCTGGAGGCGGCGCGTGAACGTTGTCTGGCTGGCGGACGTGGTACTAGCGCCCAGCACTGCAGTCGTCAGCCGTCGCATCACCGTCCGCGCTGTCGTGGGCGTGGTACTCGTGCCACTGAGCGCGGCGCTGAGAGAGCGTACGGCGGTCACGGAGGCTTGGGCGGGTGGGGTGGTACTGGCTCCGGGCAGGGCAGCCGCAAAGCGATGCAGGACCGTCACCGCGCTCGTGGACGTCGTACTGGTCACAGGAAGCCCCGCGGCGAGGCGCCGTGTCACCGTGCGCGCACTCGCCGGGGTCGTGCTCTGGCCGCTGAGAACCGCCGTCAGACGCCGCAGGGTGAGCACAAGAGCCGTGGCACTGGGCGTCGTACTGGCCGCAGGCAGCGCGGCCTGGAGACGGCGTACGCTCGTCTGCGCACTGGTAGGTGTGGCGCTACTGCCAGGAAGGACACCCGTGAGGCGCCGGACCGTGGTGGGCCGGGCAGCGGCGGGGGTGGTACTCGCCCCGGCGAGCGTCGTCGTCAGGCGTCGCGTGAGCGTCCGGGCGGCAACGGGGGTGGTGCTGGCCCCGGCGAGTTGGCCGGTCAGGCGCCGCGTCAGCGTGCGCGCACTGACGGGCGTGGTACTGGTTCCAGCCAGCGCCGCCGTGAGCCGCCGCGTAGTCAGCAGCGTGGCCGTCGCTGCAGGGGTGGTACTACTGCCGAGCGCCGCCGCACTGAGGCGCCGCGTCACGGTCCGGGCACTTGTCGGGGTCGTACTCGTCCCCACCAGGTTCGCGGCAAAATGGGCGCCGGGGGGCGCCGGCGGCTGATACTGGAGAAACAGCACCGTGACATAGGGCGGCAGCATATCCGCCACGCTGTCCAGCGTCGGCGTGGTGGCGCCCGAGGTGGGAGCGGTCGAACCTGTATTGGGCCAGGTATGGGTATGCGTATCAGGCGGCGCGTTGGTGGCGCCAACGGTCCGCGCTTCCGAGGCACCCACCCCACCCGTCACCGTATGCACATGCGCGGCAATCGCGTGCGTATGCCCCGTCGCCGTGTGTCCATGGCTCGCGGTCGAGCCGCCACTACCGCCAATGGCGGCGACGGTAGAGGCACCTTTGACAAAGAGGCTGCGCAGGTCGGGAGTGCTGTTCGTGCCGTCACACAATACCCAATCTGTAGGAATCGTGGCGACTGTGCCGAGCCAGAGAGCGATAATGCCGCTGGTCTTTTGCAGCGCGCCACTGACGTTTTGGAGATAGGCGAGGAGCCAGTACGGCGGCTCCGGGATACTGGCGCTGGTGGTACTATCCGTTTGCGCCGTCACGACTGGCGCAGGCGTACTGAAGGTAAGGGCGTGTGTGTGCGTGGCCGTCGCCACATTGGCCGTGGCCCCGCCGATGCTGCCGGTAGTGAGGGCTTCCGTGCGCTGACTACTGGTCACGCCGGGATGCGTATGGCTATACGTGCCGCCGTGACTGTGACTGGCAATGGTATGCGCATGGGTCGTGGCGCCGCCGCCCGTCCCGCCCGGTGCCCCGGCCGCCGGTGCCCCTTTGAGAAACGTTCCCCGGTAGTCCGGTCGTCCCCCGGCGCCATCACACAGGGACCAGTTAGCGGGCGCTCCGGCACTATCCGCCCACAGGCCAATGGTGGAGGCCGGAAAGCCATGAGTCACACCCTGGGACATGAGAAAGAGGGTTTCGACATACGCCGGCTCATGGTTCACCGTATCCGTACTGGGCGCCTCGGTCGTGAGCGTCGTCACGGGGTTGGGCGCGGCGGGATTCGAGCCGTGCGTATGCACCATAGGCGGGTTCGTGGTGCCCGTATCGCGCGTTGAGGGTGTCCCTCCCGTCCCCGTCGTATTGGGCGTCGTATGGGTATGCGCCGTGGTGTGGTCATGGGTCGTCGTGGGATGCGTATGCGTGGCGCTCCCGCCCGTGGCACCCCCATTGGCACTCGCCGCGGCGCCCCGTGGATAGCGGCCATCAAGGGCGGTGGCGCGTGTCCACCCGGCAGGAATACTGGCGACGCTGCCGCTCCAGAGGACCGTAATCCCGGTAGCGATGGCGTCAGGATCGACGGGGACGGATATCCCGACAGGGACGACATGCAGCGGCGCGCGCCAGCGCAACTCCTGCGGATAGCGGAGGCAGGAGTCGCGGTAGAGGCGCCGCACCTCACTCGCACTCAAGGCCCGATTGTAGAGGCGGCAATCGTCGAGTTGCCCTGGCAGATAAATATTGTTATAGCCACGCCCGAGCCACACGGTCCCGCTCACGGAGCCGGTCGCGGTACTGGCGATGCTCCCCCCCAGGACGCCATTCTTATAGATACTCAGCGTGCTACTGTCATGCGTCAGGGTGAGATAGGTCCAGGCCCCGACCGTATAGGGCACGCCAATGTGGGTATCTGAGCCCGTCCAGTTAAACGCCCACAGGCGGTCGTCCCCGGTCAGACTGGTGCGGTAGAGGCCAAAATACCCGGCATTCTCGGCGACAATGCCTTGCCCAAAATAGACAGAGCTAATGGAGGGCGCCGTTCCCAGCGGCAAGACCCAGAGACTGACCGTGGCGGCCGTGGGGGTAATGTAGGTGGCCAGCGTTCCGGGGACGGCCAGGTGATCGTCCGTCCCATCAAAGCGCAGCGCGGCCCACCCGCCCGGACGTGTCGAGGCACCCCACCCGCTCGTGGCGGTCGAGGCACTCATGCCCGTCAAAGTGGCCGGAAGACGCTTCGCCAGATCGACCAGGCGCCGGCCCCCCACGCGCTTGGGGAGGAGCAACCACCAGGCCGTGAGCCCACGGTTCAGCGGTGCCTCCCAGGCGATGGGCTGGCCATAGTCCAGGCTGCGGGGACCCAGCAGATGCAGCGGCATGGCACGGCCCCCTTCGGACTCAGATGGCGGTCAGATAGGCCCCGATATAGGCGAGACTATGCAGCGAGCCAGTGGCGTGCAGGTTCTGGCCGGTATTATGCGACACGAAAACACTGAAGCGTTTGGGGACAAAGCCAAAGGCTTCCGCGAGGGTCAAAGTCCGGATGGGATAGTCCACGGCCGTGGACGCGCTCACGGCAGTGACCCCGAGGAGGATGAAGGCACTATCGAGGATGTAGGCATTGGTGACGGTGCACCCGGCATCGCTGCCCGTCATGGTGTCGGGCCAGGTCGGGGTATCGTCCAGGGCCTGCACGCCATAGACGCGGATTTCGGTATCCACCGTCGGGGCGGAGGTGCCGGTAGTAATGGCCACAGTGATACGCCCGTCAATATAGAGATCCGAGGTATTGACGATGGCCGCCGATTCCCGTCCGATCAGAAAGGTGGCGGAGGTAGCGAGCGAGGCGAGCGTAATCGTCAGCGGGGTCGAGGCCGCGTAGGCAATTTTGACGTTGGCGTTCTCTTTCAAGGCCAACCACCAGGGGGCCTCGCCGGTCTGCTGGTAGGGCCGGTCATCGAAGTGTGGTGGTAGGCGCCGAGCAGGGGAAAGAAATTCAAAGTCGTGCCCCCGGTGCTTGACCTCCCACTCCCAGAGTTCCGCCGTAAAGTCCTGGAGCGTACGCCCGAGACGATGCCGGTGCTGGCAGGTCCAGCAGTACGCATCGAGGTCGAGCCGCACGCGGGCGTCTGGGGCACTAGGCGTCATGACGGTCTCCTCTAGGGAATGGCCCAGGCTTGTTCCACATCACTCCCGGTGAGGTTGCCCTGAAAGCCCATGACGGCAGGACTGGCCGTGGTGCCCGTACCACTGCTGGGGACGATGAGGAGCTTTTCGGCCTGCGAGGCTTTCTCGCGGCCCAGGGCGAGAAGAAAATTGACCTGGGTCTGCGAGGCGCCCTGCCCGCCAAAAATGGCCTGCCAGCCGGCACGGGTTTGCGCCAGCGACGGATTGACGACCCCTGGATTAAACATGCGCGCCCAGGCATCCCGGTCTTGCACCGTTTGCGCCTTGTAGGTGGCCCAGTTCCACAGGGTATCGTCAGGGGAGGTCGCTTCGTACACCTCTTGTTCCGCCAGTGCCGTGCGCCAGACCCAGAAATCGGGCGATGCCACCTGGTTATAGCCAGCCGCAATCGTATAGGCGTTTTCGCCCGTGTGCGCCAGGGATCCATACACCGGATGCGCGGCAATGTCGGCTTTGAGGAGCGTCAACTGCTGGGTGGTCAGTGGCACCAATCTATCCTTCTCATGGCGGCGTGTGCTACACTACGCCCGCCCTCGCGCCAGAGTGGGAGCCAGGCGCGTCCTCGCGGGGCCCCCGGATACGATGACGTCCGCGCAAGCCCTCCAACGGTGCGACCAGGACGACCGCAGCGACAACCACAGCCCGAGGGTCCTACGTCATTGACACGTCAAAAGCCCCTATATCAAACTGAACTGTGTCAGATGCGTTTACAGTTTGATCGACAATCGAGGCATTATCATACCCAATAATATTCCCGGCTCCACTCGCGCTATCGATAATAAAGCAGCTCGTAATGGTGCCCCACGTCGCCGTCGGCGTCGTAAACGTGATGGCGGCGACATTATCGAGCGCGCCGCCGCTGGCGTTGGTCCAGGTCGGCGCCGCCCCGCCGTTGATATTGACAAGTTTGCGGCTGTACCCGGTGGCCGCGGTGCTCACCTCCGTCACGTTCGCCTCGGTCGCCGCAGTATCGGCAATCGTCGCCGTCGCTAGGCCGATGTACGTGGCCGGCTTCGTATACGCCTGGTTACGAAACATGCGATTCAGGAGCAGGTGCACACAGACATCGACAAAGCCCGCGCCTGATGAGGCGTTGAATTGGACCTGGAGTTCACCGCTGGGAATCGTGGGCGTATTCCCCGTGACCGGCGCAAAGGAGGCCGTAAACGAGCCATACGCCAGGACATTGCCCGCGCCATGCGTGTTGGTATCGACAATGGCCCAGTCCGTCACGGTGCCCCAGGCGCCCGAGGCCTGCGGAAAGGTCACGGCGCCGCTCTGAATGACGCGGCGGGTGGCGGCGGCGCCAAAGGTCACGGCCGTGCGCGCATACCCGTTGGCATTGGTGACTTCGCTCATGCTCGCACCCGTGGACGTGTCGGTCAGCGTGCCGGTCGAGAGCGCCACATACACGGTCGCAACACTAGTATAAGCAGTATTAAATATATGGTTCAATAAGGCATTTTCGGCATAGTCTGATAAGGACCCCATCGCTTTGTCCTTTACAACGCCCGTGCACAGCGCACGTTAAAGAGCAGCACGGGCCGCTGAAAATCATCGGTGCGCAGCCAGTAGGGACTCTGGAGCGCCTGGAGCCAGAGATAAAACGTGCCACTGAGCGACGCATTCTGCACGCCGTCGAGCACGTCCCAGGCCGCCTGTGCTGCCGCCCGTGCCGCCGGATAGCCGTAGGGTGCCCCACGCGTGGCGACTTGCACCACGGGCTGCTCGTAGCGCGCCACCGGCACGTCATGGCTGCGCATGGGCGGCAACCCCGGCACTTCGATCAAGGCCAGAATGGGCGCCGTGTTCTCGATCGTATCGAGTGGGAACCCCCCCTTAAACAGCGTATTCCCCACGGCGCCCACGCCTTGACTCTGGAGATATGCGCCTAACTCGTCCAGCAGCATACGCTACTCATCCTTCACACTGCGGTAGACATGCGTTTCGGTCAGCGCCACGTCGGGCTGAATGAGCCCGTCCCGCACGTAAAAGGTGAGCGTCACGTCGCCGTGCATGCCCTTGCGCAGCAGCTCGCGCCATTGTTCCTCGAGTAACTGGAGGATGGTCCGCCGTTGCTGGACATTAAAGGGTCGCTCATACAGCACAGCTTTACGGGCGTCGGCCAGCTCAGGGAGCGGGTTGCCATAGCCGTCGTGGCGCATAAACTGGGGCATGCTCACCCTCGCAGGGCCGGGCCAATGATGGCGCCAAAGCGTTCGGCCATGCCGCCGGTCGCGGCGAAAAACGGCGATGAGAGATAATGCGCCTGTCCGCCGTTGGGATGGTTGAGCGTGGTATCTTCATGAATACGGATCGCATAGGGCGCGAGCCCATGGCCTCCCGACCGAATGATCATCTCCAAGACGGCCCCGCGCTCGACCGGCCCTTCCGTCATGCCGCTCGACACCAGCAACCCGGTATCAATAGGAGTAAGAAACCGACTCTCTTCCAGAATGCGATCGGCTTCCGTCATGAGGGCACGCGCCGCCCCATCCCGCGCCTGTGGCAGGAGCCGCTGCCAGGCTTGGCGCAGGGCCTCGATCCCTTCAAGCTCAATGGTGATCACACTATTGCCTCCCAATGGTCCTTCGCCCCTTGCGGCGTCTTCCACAGATCAAGCCGCTCGATGGCCGGGCTCGTGCCGTCTTCGAGCGTCAGTTTGTGGCGAATATCCAGCGCCACCGTGCCGTCAAAGAAGAGCAGCGCCCGGCTGACCCGCTCTTGCCCTTGCGCATTGGTAAAGACCTGTGTGCGGTATTCGACCCGGCAGGGCGTCGCCACAGGCGTGCCATACGTGGGCGCGCCATAGCCGTCCTGGCCCGTGTAGGGGGCTACCAGGACCGTATCCGTTAAGAAAGCGACGAGGGCGCTATGCATCGGCCCCTCATGTGCGCAGAATGGGAATAGCGATCATGCCCGCCATGACGCC